TCCCGGTTCAACAGCGACTCCAGTGTCATACGGTGATCCGTTCCCTACAGGTAAACGTGCTCCTACTCTTACTGGTGCGATCGGTGGACCTGCTAGTTGGTTTCTAGCGGCATCAATAGCATCTTTTAAAGTTGTAGGTTGATTAGAACCAGTTTGAATATTTAATGGTTTGGTATTAAGACTGGTCACCCCTCTACCTCCCAATCCACCTTGTCCTGGGGTGGTGTTTGAACCTGTCCCGATAACAGAGCGCGGGCCTGCACCATTTAATGCAGGTCCTAAAAGATTTTGATTATCGGGATTATTAAGACCTAAGTTAAGAATTTCATCTATCGGTGATACTTCATTAATGTCCGTTGACCCGTTGCCATCAAAATTTGGATTAGTAATCAAATATAGATTTAATTCCGGATCTAGATAACCAGATGGTACAGGTGCAACTAAGTTGCCAATATCATCCTTAGTTATCAAAACACTAGGAACTGTGTATGTAGTAACTGAATTTTCCGAATTACCATTCACGCCAGTAATAGAAATTCCTGCTTGACCAATGGGAACAGTGCCATTTGAAATTAATATTTTTTCAACAGTAGGCTCTAATTTTCCAGGAATATTATTATCTAATTCTATTCCTATTTCTTGCAATCGTGCGGCGTTTCTTTCTTGGCGCATCATTGCTACAACACTTTGACCACCAGGAAGACTTAAATTAGAAATAGCTTCTAATGTTTGTGCTGCCATATGAGGTCTAGTATCTTGAGCTAAACTGGGTATAGAATCAACAAAATTATGTAATGCTGTAGGATATATATTTAAGAAATCATCTCTGCCCACAACATCCCCGAAACCAGTTGTGGGTACTGGTGGTATACCGGTGAATCTTGCACGTTGTTCAATCGTTAATTGTGTGCCGGCTGCATTATAAACAATATTAAGATTAACAGACTTAAAAGGTTGTGTTGTTCTTATTTTTGCAATTTCGTCATTTGCTTGTGTAATATAAGGTTGAACAGCATTTGTATTCATTACTGGCCAACCTGCAGTACCATATGCGGTGTTTATACCACTGGTAGATCGGGCACCATTTGTTTGTACTTCTAAAGTAGCTGTTGGTGGGGCTTGTATTCTAATATTAATATCTGAATTTGCAACCGGTGCGCCACTACCTGGCATCGTTGGCGGGCCAGACTGACCATCTGCGGCCGGCACAATGGATCCATAATTTACGTATGAACCCTGCGTAAATGAAAGTGAAGTAACTCTGCCGAATGTTCCTCCATCCATTGATGCGGCTGATGCATCATTTGTTCCGATCGTTGTAGTTGCACTTGCACCATCTGATGAAAATGAACCATATGTAAATGATACTGTGGGGGCAGGTGCTGTACCTCTTCCATAGCCGCCGCCATTGTCAGTTAATGCTATGCTAGCAATTCTATATTTACGTTGATATGTTGCCGGTGTGCCGGGATAACCAGGCAGCATAGGATCAGGCTGAGGAATAAAGGGCGTAACTAGTGCGTAATCATATTCTAGTGTTAAGGATGAGGTCGCTTGTTCCCAAGTAACTGCCAAAAATAGTTCATAATATATATTTTGTAATTTAGTAGTTTGTATACCTAAGATGCCGCCTTGTATATCACTCCACATATAAGGTAGGCCACTCATACAACCAAAGAAATCACTCATTGTATATGCACCATCGGGTCCACTTCCTATGGCAGTTTTTGTAAAACCTTGCTGTGCTAATTGTACATTGGTAGGAACATCAGTACCGTTAACTTGAGTCAATCCCTTTGTTGTTTCTATACTGGCAACAACTTGGGCAAACTTTTCAAAATCAACGTTAATTATATTCTTAACTTGTTGCATTGTAGCTGAGAAGGCGCCGCAGGCTATGGCAACGTCTTTAGGTAATATACCTTCAAGGTATGATCCAAACCCTTCTGCCGCTACTTGTATGTTTAATTCATCAGCCATAATATATTACTTTAATTGTGTATAATTTAATTCTTCTATACTCTGTAAACCAGTGCCTCCACCTACATTAATTGGCACTGCAGCGGGCGGAGCGTCATCTTCTGGTACAGGAGCAGTAATTGGTCCAGTAACTGGTAATGATGGATTAGGTAAAGGTAAACTTTGATCAATAGTCTCAATTGAAGTATTACTCGGCGGTGTTACAATAGGTTCAGTAACAAACGGAGTAGTAGGTTTTTCAACTATAGGAGGTATGCCAGGGGGAATAACTTCTGCAACCTGTTCCATAATTATAGGTGTTTCAAATCGAGGATTAATAGAACCTTGTTCGAAAATAGGATAGTATGTTTTACTATTAGTGGGTCCAGGATTAGCATTATAAATAGGTACCGTTAATGATCTATATGAATTCGGAAATAACTTTTTAACATTTAACAAATCAGCTAACGTTTCCAATCCTTGAGTCTTGCAATTTAATATTACTAACACATCTTTTAAATCTTGCCCCATTATAATTAAAAATGCACCATAGATTTGTTGCTCTTGTGTTTTAGTAATTGAAGATGCAGTACCTTTGCTTATTTCTTCTATATCAATCGTTGAGAGACCTGCGGCAATTAATGCAACACTAACTGAAGGTGTAATTGCATTATATCTTTTTAATGTTTGTAATAAATTACTAGGCAAGCCAAATGTTAGTAGTTTAGATAAATCAATAACTTTACCAGCTGTAATGCAATCTTGGCCGAATGCTTGTGTTGCTAGTGATATCCCGGATATATCCGCAGATATCAAGTCATTCATATTACTATAAGTACCCTTTAAGAAAGTTTGACCTTGCTTAAAAGAATTAATAGCAATATTTGAATAATCCACATAATTGTCTGCTGTTAAAAAACTAGATGTGAAATCTTTATATTGTGGTGACGCTAATGGACTTGCTGTAGATAATGTACCACCGTTCCAATTAAATTCGTTCCATGCTTGTAATGCCCAACATCTGACAAATCCCCATTGTGTTACAGAATCATTATCGTTGGTCATTAAATAAGGAATCCAAGTTGCCTGTTGTCCTTGATCCGTGTTTCCAGTTATACCATATCCAGTTGTAGCCGGGCCACCATAAGCTGACCAACGTCCACTAGGATCAACAACAACATAAGTAGGTGGTTTACTATTACCCAGTGCTTCGATAACACCTTGTCCTATTGTGATAAGGTTATCATATACGCTTGTACCGGCTGGAGTTTTAGTTACTACACCTCTATTATAAGCATCATGTATTGACCATGTTAATAACCGTAAACACGTTGCTTGAACTATACTACCAAAACTATATTCTCCGTTAACTCTACTAGCACCCATATATCCTGCAGCCACAGGATTGATGTGGAATCCTAAGTTCTGTAATATAGAACTATCAACGTTTACACCTAGAGGACTTTGTTTACCTGTATCTGCCATAATTTATGGACAATAAACATTGTCGCTACCTTGAACAATTCTATGACCGCATGTATTACCTGAACCTACACGTAATACTGGATCTCCCTCACAAAATACAGTTGGACTACCTTCTGTAGTTTTTGCGGCTTTGTGCGGTGGGTGTGGTTTTCTGCCGTAAGGTGCATGAGGTGTAATTAAACTTACATGTAAACCCACAGGAATACCGTTGCAGAATACAGTTCCTGCACCTCGTACTATTTGACCTCCTGTAGTATTTTGATCACCTTTACGACTTAATTGTGGCATGTTATCCCATTACTATTTTTTTATCTGGTACTTGAATACCAGTAGTTGCTTGTATATACTTAGACTGAACACTTTGGTCAGTTTCAGAATACATAGCAATACTATTAGTATTTATCGTCACAGATTGATCGGGATTTGCTGTAAACACGCTAGGTACTAATCCCATGCCCTGTGGACCAGGAGCTATACTTACAGGATTTGAGACGGAAACATAGTTTCCTACACATTCACCCTGTACTTTTGCGATCATTTCTTCACCACTGTTTAATTTAAATGTGTAAATCTTTCCAACTTCTAATATCATTATGCTGCCTTTGCAAAATATTGTTTGAGTTCACTGAACCCACCGATTAGTTGCTCATCTATAAAAATTTGAGGAACTGTTCGTGCTGTAGGAACTGCTTCTAACAGTTCTTCTTTAGTATAACCGTCGCCGATTTTACGTTCTTCAATTGTATACCCTTTTTGTGTTAATAAAGCTTTGGCTTGGTCACAAAAGGGACAATGATACTTACTCCATATAACTGCTTTCATAATTTTTCCTTATTATAGTTGTGGCAACTCACCGTAGTCAATGCTATCACTCATAACACCAATTACGTAATTTGTTGATTCGTTTTCTTGTAATGCTGTTTGTTTCTTACTTGTATCGCTATGTTTGTTGAACCACGGGATAGGAGTAGTTTTGGGTGCTGTATTCCAATACTTTATTCCAATATCTTTAAGTGCGTTTACTGCGGTATAATCTACAAAGTCTTTAAGAATATTTGCGTTAAGACCGATCACAGGACCTTTCTTAAACAAATAATCAGCCCATTCTTTTTCCTCACGTATTACATCACTGTAAATAGCAAGTACTTCTTGTTCACATTCTTGTTTTGCTTTTGCGAATCTAGGATCTTCTTTGACCACTTGATTGATTAAGAATGCTGTCCAACCCTTGTGTAGCAATTCGTCTTGTAGAATTAAACTGATAATGTTTCCATTACCGATAAAGATTTTATTCTCAACCATTGCTAGACTTGTAGCAAACGATACCATAAATCTAAATGCTTCTAGTGCATAACTTGCGTGTAGTGCTAGATAGATTGCCTTAATATGTGCTAATTCTAATACTGTTTCTTTTGTAGGGTCAGCAATTTCTTTTAGTGAATTTAATCTATGTAGGTCGTCGTAGTACTTGCCTACTGAACTTGCCATATCAACAATCTCTTTTGTGTCATGGATAGTATTGAACACATCCTTGGGTACATTATAAATGTTC